AGATACCAATGGAGCCAAATAACCGCCTTCAGAGGCAGTGCCTTCTTGTAACGCTCTGACTTCTTCACCAAACAATGATGACTTACCATTGCGGATGTATTTCATAAAGGCATTTCTGTATGCCATTCCATTGTCAGTTTTTTCTACTTCATTATTAGCAACTTCAACATCAGCAACTTTACCTGCGGATGCTTTCAATGCTCGTTCTTCTGATTCAATTGCTTCAACCCGATTGATGTCTTTTTGTAGTACATCTGCTTCATTTAGCATCGCATCAACTTGTGACCTTTGCTCAGCATCTAGTTGAGAATTGTTGTCCATTATTTGTCGAGCATCTGCTACTAATTTGCAACGTTGCTCTCTCATGTCTTGTATTTGTGACATTTTCTCTATTCCTTGTTTCTAAAAAAAATTAATTACGACTCTTGCAACGGCAAGCAAAAAAAAGCCAATGGGCTATTTAGTTATAGTAGCAGTTGTAAATTAAAGCATAAGCGTAATAAACAACTTGGTTAATAATTATTATTCTGTTCCAAAAAAGCATTATGATTTTAAATCACAAACCAACAAAACAATAATAGCACAAAAACAAACTGTTATTAAGATTGTGCCAAATTCGTATAATTTAAGACGATTTTTAAAACTCATTGGTCTAACTCCGCTAACCTAAGTTTTAGATTTAGACGGACTGCTTCGCCAACAGAATCAAAATCAGTTTTTTCAATTTCTTTTTGTGCTAAATAGTTTTTGTGTGAGCGTACATTAACTTGAGTTGCTGGGTACGCTGGATTAGCAACTACAGAAACGTCAAACAACCTTGCTTGCTTAATAATCCTTACATCCATTCCATCTCTTGTTTCCCATGTATCTTCAACATTATAAAAACCAAAAGACATGGATACTAAATCACCACGTTTTAACAATTCAACAACATCATTTCCATCTGTAGTATTTGGCGGGTCAATTTCTACTCTTAGTCCATAATCATCTTCAACTAAATTAAGTGTTCCTGCTCCACGCCTTCCTAAAATTCTACTATCGTCATGATTAAACAAAGCATGCACTTCATCATTATCCATTAACGATTGAGCAAAAGCACCTTGTTGGATGATTTCTCTAAAACCACCAAGATTTTCTGATAATGAATTAAAAACAGAAGCATAACCAACTATTTTCGGTTTTTTATCTTCATCATCATCCATGTATCTAACTTCTGCTAATGCAGCATCTTGGCATACTCTTATTTCTTTTTCTTCAACAGTCATAGAATTTTCTTCCTTCTCATTATCGAATTGTTCTGCTTTTCTTTTAGCCACTTTATCTCTTTTTGTTTTAAAAACTCTACTAAATCATCAAATGTTGCTAAATATCTTTTCTTTATAAACCAAAACTTTTTAGTGTAATTTCTTTTACTATCTCTTTTTGTTTGTATATACCATTTATCTTTTAAACTACAAGGTACTACAAATGCAAAACCTGTTTTTTGTGATATTGTGATATAAGCAGTAATAGAATCTTTGTGTTCTTTCTTTTGCCAGTTCTCTACCATTTCAAACATCACATCATCATAAGGGTAATCTTCTATACAGTTAAATTCTATTTGTGATGATTTTATCTCAAATACAAGTTGCTTAGTACCTATATTAATAAATAAATCACCAGTATCTATAAAGTTGTCTTTGGC